TTACTCAGATAATCTTTCCTTAAAATCTGCCAATATTTTTAACTGATAATCCTCAAAGCCATTATGATTTTTATATTTATCATCATTTGATAAACCTTTCAATTCATTAACCATTTTTTGATTTTCTTTTCTTTCTCTGGTTATGTATCTCTCAACTTCATCTTCATCTTCATGCATCATATTTAACACATACCGAAAATCTTTTGTTTCTAGTTCCGAAAAATATCTATCTTTATAATTTTTTATGAATTTATTATCGTTTGTGCAAAAATAAGGAGCATTGTGCAACTGAGCCATAATAACACTATGGATTTCACCCAAATCTTTTTGATCATTTATACCATTTTTTATCTCGTTCGTTACATAGTCTATATACTGTTGTTCTTCAATTGAAAAAATTTCATTATTAATTACCTCAATTTGATTTGAGTATATTCTAGTTTTTGCATCAGTGTATATGAAGCGATAAGAAAAATTTTCTACATTCCATTTTTCAAATTCTTCAGCGACTTTTTGTGCGACCTTCACACTGCTAAAAGTACTAAAAAATAATTCACAGGATCTAAGAAGTGAAATACCAACAAATATATTTGTGTCAAAGTACCCTTTATTTACTGTCAATTGAGGTAACCTCCTCAATTAGCTCATTAATACTCTTTAAATCATTATTATCTATTTTTCCTGCTCGATAATTATTTTCGATAGCATCAAAAACAGCACCTGTAATATATTTATTTCCTGTCTCCATTAATGCGGAATACTTTTCTTTATTGGAAGTATTAAGCTTATCAACTGCTTTTTCTTTCATGCGATATAAAAATCCCATCCTATTATAAATAGGATAAAAATCCATTATATATTTTAAGACTGCATTATAATGCAATTTATACTTAAGTGACAAAGAAAGAACTTGATTATTATACAAAGTCTCATTTAAGAAATTTTTGCTCAAGTATTGTTCAACTGCTTTAGGTGGCATTAGAATAACCAAAGCAAACAATTCTGCACAGTCCTCATCACAGTCAATCTTCTCTTTACTATATTCCTGATCATCTAATGGATATAAACTATGATAGACTTCATGCCAGATAGTATAATTTTGAGTAGCTTTATAAACACTACTATTTACAAAAATAAAATCAATACTACCTAGTTTAAGATAAAAACCACTTTCTTCTTCCTTTATATAAGAATCTGATAATGGCAAAGCTATAATAAAAAAGCCTGCCTTTTCGGCAAGCTTATATGAGTCTTGAATAGGATCTAAATCATCTAATCCAAGTACACTTCTTCTGTAATCCAATGCAGAGTTTATAACGTCATCTTTATTCATTAACATTCCTCGCACATCTCGATTTGTTTGCCTGCCACAACCATAAATTTTAATATTGTAAACAATTTTTCTTTTTGCACCTTACTGCCTTTATTTCTGAAACTTAATTTTTCAGGAGAAATAGTCTTCTTACCAAGTAATTCTGATATATCCATATTTAATACTTTTGCAATAATAAACATATTCTTAGGAGTAAGGGATGGCTTTTCCAAATAAGATTCAATTGTACTTAATTCAAAATCTGTCAGCAATCCTTTAGAAACATTGCTTAAACGATTTTGAATTTCTCTTTCACTATATTTATTTACCGTTAACTCTTGTTCCATGATAATCCCCCCTATGTGTTTACACAAAAATAGACAGTCTTCAAACTGTCTCCTGTCACTTAACTGTTCATCAAATAAAGATGACAAAAGACTTTGTCAAGCTTTGTCTAACATAGTCTATTTATTATATACCCTATCCTTTTACTTTAGCAACTTATATAAAGAAAAATAACTTATAAATTAATAATATTTATTTTTGAAAGAATATCATATAGAGGAGGGCCATCTTTATAAACAAAAATATCCCTACACTCTTATTCTGAATGTAGGGATTAAAGTTCATTTATTTAATTGTATGCTTGTGTACCCAACCATTATTGCTAGGTGAGTATGTTCTGCACCATATGTTACCTTGTGCGTCTTGAATTTCTTCGAAGATATAGACAGTCTCGCCTTTTTTGAGTGTCCCGATTTCTTTGTTAAATGTATAGTTACTGAAATTACTGCCTGCACGTTGTCTTAACGATGCAGTATATTGAATCGTTCCTTTATAATGTGGTTTCTTTGACCATGCTTTGATGCGTTTAGAACCTTTTGTTGCAGGTTTTTTAACAGGTGGTGATTGTTTCACAACTTTTTCAGGTGCAGGTGCAACTTTCTTAACAGGTGCATCGCCATTCATATATTTCACAACTAGATTGTCAATCACAGTCATATCACGTCTATTATAACCACAAGCAGCTAATAGATTACCTGGATCTTGTTTATCAGCTTGGATATCTTGATGTCCAGGCATTTGATTACGTGGATTAATATCCCACGAATTACATAAAGCTGCCATAATTCGACAAGCATTATCTAACGATTTAAGAGATTTATTTCTATCACTGTAGTATGATGCTTCAACACCAAACGCTACATCGTTTGCATCTGCACCATACCAAGCGTTATCTGTTGGTGTATTGTAAATCACATGCCATGCTTTTTCAGTTACAGGAATACATATAATACATTCAGTATCATCCACAAAGATATGTGCTGATGCAACACTATCCCATGGTTGCATATAAGTATTCTTATAGTAGTTCACGTTCTGTTGTGCTGTTGTGTTAGGGTTTCCTGTGTCGTGGAATACTGCGAATTTAGGATTACCACTGTTCAATCTTTGTCCTGTTCTTCTTGTTCCGATAGGTAAGAAATCTGTGTATACAGGTACACCATTCCAAGTACCGATTTTATTTTTAGCCATAATTATTTTCCCTCCATATTTTCGTTGTTTTTTTCAATATCTAATATTTTTTTAAATTTCTGTGCCTGTTGAGCGTTATGAGTGAAGTTATTGTTTTTCCAGTAACCCCATGCAATAGATCCAATCAGCAATAAATCACTTAAAGTTTGGTAAATAAGTGTTTCGTCGCTCTGAATCAAAGGTTTACCGTAATGTGCTAGTAGTGAGTTAATTAGTGTAATTGCTATTACAATGAGACGTGTGATTGCTTGTTTTAATTCGTTATTCATTTATAAATTCCTCCAATTAAAATAAGCATCAGGCTATTTGCCTAATGCTTATCATTTATGTTTTAACATCCTCTTACTATTTAGCTTCCTGTACGAATGCGGTAAACATTCTTCTTAGTTCTGTGATAATTTCCTTTTCTGGACGAGATTCTGAATCCTCTCCCCATAGCGTAAGTAACGAGCCACAAACATTTCTTATTTTTGCTTCATACGTTACGTCTCCTATAACATTAAATTTATCAATCCCTGAATGCTGTTTCATGTATTCCATATCCTTCTTCGAATCTAACGTCTTTGCACTGAACGTCTGGGTATAAAAGTTTCCGTTATAGAGTTTGAAGTTATTCATTATATCATCAGGAGATGCAGTACCTTTTAGGCCTTGTTGCCAATAACTGAATCTTAAACTGTCTCTCATCCCAGCATCTAAAGCCATTTCTAGAAACTTTGGGGTTACTTGATCGTTCCATATCACCGGTATATAGTTGTGAGATTCAACATGCTTGAAAAGATGTTCCATAAACCAAAAAAGCCATTTTTGATTACTTATAGCAACAGGCACCTCATCCATTCCAAGGTGAAATATCTGTTCCCCTTTATATCCAGGAATTTTGAATGCATCTGCAATCTCGTCAATCATACTCTTAATAAATTTAATAGGCTCTCCATCGTCCCAATAGTTAACAGTCTGTTCATCAAAATCAGAGACAACCTTATTGTATCTCTCTTCATCATTAAGTTTGAGTAGATTCAACCATCCCCCTGAATGTGAAGGTATGTCTAACACTGGAATGATCATTACATTACGTTCATATGCGTATTTACACAGATCATTAATTTCTTGCTTTGAATACACTTTATAAGGTGTCTTCTTAAAAAGATTCATCTCCACCCTAAATGCTTCATTATCTGATAGGTGAAGAAAGAGTTCTTTCTGTTCATTTTCGTATATAATATCTACTACTTCATACAAAGATTGCATATCGTAATATCTTCTTGCTACATCTAGATATATAGATTTATTAACCTCAGTCATCATTTGAATTCTCCTTTTAAATAAGATGTTTGATCCAACTGTTTAAGATATCTTTTCTGCTTTTATAGTCTTTATTTCTTGTTTAATCTCTTCGTTCTGATTAAACAATGTCTTCATCTGTTCATCTAACCTCACAAGAATCGCATAGTTATTCTCAACATTAGTAAGTCTAGTATTGATGTTCTTATCTTCTTTTTCAAGATACTCCAGCTTACTTTCAACCAATGTCACTCGTCTTTCATTTTCTTTGGACTTAGACATAACTGTCATTACGAATCCAGCCATTGGCAGAGCGACTGTTACGATCCATCTCAAGATTGCATCTTCCATTTTTCACGCTCCCGTTTTCATTATAAAGTTTCCTCTTCTACGACTACTTCCCCATTTTCATCATACTTAGTACGTTCAACATCCTGTTTCACATAGAATGTCTTAGTTCCATTATCGAAGATACCTGCTAACATATTTTGCATCTTACAGAACTGTTTCGCCTGTTCTTCTTCTTTAAACTTAAAAGCAGTGTTTGGTGTAGCGCCTGATACAAATCCATTTGAATAATTGCGTGTTAAACAACTTTCTGACCCACTTGAATTTCTTTCTACTAAGTAAAACTCTTGAATTTTTTCTGTCATTTTGAATGACCTCCTGTTTTTTATTTATAAAAAAGAAGCTACAGATTATTCTGCAACTTCTTGATTACCGTTTTTAATTTGATGTAATTCTTCTAAAGCATCATCTAACATTGCTTGTACCATCACTTTATCCGATAATGCCATCATAAGTTGTTGTTGTAGTAATGCTACTTCTTTTTCTAAGTTACGTTGTTGATTCATTTAGTTTACCTTCCAATTCTTTAAATTTGTTCTCTAAATCACTAATCTTGTTTCTAAGCTCATCGTTCTCAAATGCTAATTCTTGAACAGCTTTGGTGTTCCACCATAAGACTTCAGTTCCGTCATATCCATCACCATTTCTCCATTCTGCTGGAAATTGGTCTAGGTTTGAATTTTCTCTAAGTACAATACCATGATGTATTCTAGCGTATAGAGTATCCGATTCAGAATTGACTTTGTATGAATGTAACATTAAGTCGTTTTTATATATGTCTAATACATTATAGTTCCATTTTTCGATGTTATTTTTATATTTTTCATGAGACATTGCGTTCCAACTACCGAACCTAATATCTGCCCAAACGTCTGTCGTTCCTGTTCTAGTGAACTTAACTTCTCCACCAGAGCCGGGTCTAATGTATAAATGTGACCCCGGAATTTGGCCATTAAAATCAATCCATGGCGCGTAGATGCCTGCTGAACGCAAGTTGGCGAATCGATCAGTTGTTCCAGTATATGTTAATTTTACTTCATGTCCACTTCGAGGTCTTAAATATAAATGACCACCTGAAAGATGGGTATTAAAATCAACAAAACCAACAAATGCACCACCACCACGTGTGTCAGAATAAGCATCTGTCGTTCCAGTATTTGTGAATTTAACTTCGCCACCTGATGTGCTTCTTAAATATAAATGCGTTCCGTTCGCTAAAGTATTAACGTCTAATGTATTACCGAAAAAGCCAGCAGCTCGAACGTCTTTATATCCACCAGCATCAAGTAACCTGTCAGCCATAACTCTTAATTCAGAACCACCTAAACCAATATATCCATTAGCGCCTTCACCAAACTTTAATGCTAAAACGCGAATAGGTTTATAGCGATAACTTCCAACTTGACCATCTTTACCTACATCATCAATATCAATAACCCTAGCTTCCGACTCACGTTGACAAGCAAGATAAACGTTGCTCACTGACGTTCCAAGTGCTGATGATGTTACTAATCCCGGAGTTAAGCTAAAACTTTTAGAGCCATATTGATTGAACATCTCAATACCGTTTAACCCAATATCCATTCTAGCACCACTGTCACGATTCATTGTGATTGATCCGTTCTCAATATTGACACTAGCCTGTTTATCCTTAGCTTGTAGCGTTCTAGCTGTAATTCCGATTGCATCAAGATACTCAACTGTTGCTTTCTTACTAAATAGCTTAGGAATATAAGCATCAGTGATTGTAGTAACACCATTCTGAATAGTTACATCTCCATCGTTCATATCAATCACTCTACCGTTCAACTTAATCCCACTTGAACCTATAGTGAAATTAGTGATATTACCATTCTCATCATAAGTGAACTGATGCCCTGTCGAGATACTGTTGATGTATTGTGACAGCGTTTGATTCAAAGTCTTGCTGCTTGCATTGTAAATCTGTTGCGATACTTCTTGCGAGATTTTCTTACCGTCTTGAATAATCTCAGTTTTCATCGTAGTAAGTTTTTGGTCTGTATTCTGTTCAATCGCTTCTATGCCACTGTTATACTCAGTAAGTGTTACTCTATCTGCTATCTGATTAGACAGCTGCTGTCTTTCACTATCAGCACTATTTAATCTTTGTACAACGTTTGCTTGGTCAGTCGTATAAGTGGTTTGTGAAACTTTAGTCTTTATCTCTTTATCAAGTTGAGTAATCGAACTTTTAGTGTTATTTACATCTGTTTTAATAGGTTGCAGATTTGAATTTAGTAACTGTTCTGTTTCAGTTTTACTATAGACAGTTTCAAACTTTTTATTAGTAGCTGTTAAACCACCTTCAACTGTTTTAACTCTGACTTTTACATCATTAATAGATTTATCAATGTCTTCGGGTGCGATAGAATATGGTGTAGCTTTATTACCTAATTCAAGTTTAATGTTCCTGACTATAGGAAATACTCCACTATCATAGACACTATAGAAAGCTAACATGGCTTTAGTTTCATTGGTGTTACTTAATGACGGAGACAATCCTTCAAATTTAAATCTTTTATATTCTGTGGTTGCTAAAACAGTATCATATACAAAGTTGTATTTTGTTCCACTTCCGTTTTGCATGTACACAGTTACATTACCTTGTTTAGTTCCTTTCATGTCGAAAGATAGGGAATATTTTTGTGTTATTGGATATTTATCAAATACCACTGCTAAGTCCTCAGTTTGTAAAAATTCTCTTGATGGCTTAGGGTATTCTTTGTTTGTGTTTAACAGTAAATTCCGATTCTCGAAATTCAATTTATCAACTTTACTATTTACCTCAGTAAACTGCCTTGTGAACTCATTCTTAGTGTCAACTATCTTAGCATCTACTGATTTACCTATCTTAGTTTCAAGTGCGTTATCTTGATTATTGACGAATAGTTTTAAATCATTAACGATACTGTCTAGTTTATCTTGATTAGGTACGTCAGAAGTTAAGGTTTTAGTATCAGCGTTCCACTTTCCGTTCGGCAAAGTCTTTGCTACCGTTTCCATCGCATCAGAAAACTTTTTCTCTGTATATTGCGATTGTAAGATTTGTAATCGCTTCAACAGTGAAATTTTAGCTCCTTCTTTGGCTATGACGAATGATTTAAGAGCTAATCTGTAAGCATTCATCTTATTTTGAAGGGCTACTAATTTAGTGGCATTAATCGTTCTTTCGTCAGCACTTTCAAGTGCATCCTTTACAGTTTTACTTAAAGATTCAACATTCTGCGCCTTCAATAACAAGTCAGCTCTCACTTCCTCATCGACTAAGTACTCACTATTTAAAATCTGATTAACTTCATCTAACAAATTGCTTTGATGTAACTTTAAATCTTCAAATGTTATTTTGTAATCATTTAAAACCATTACATCCCTGTTAATGCCACCCGTCTGTCTGTCAATAATACCAGGTACTGTTTTATTGATAATCAGGTTTGTATTCTTTATGCTCCGCTCTTTTTCAAGCTCAGCGTATCCAAGTTCCCTCTCTCCAAATGAGACTTCTTTATCATAAGGTTTAAGCAAGTCTACCTTAATACTGATAATCTTTAAATCTTCGTCTATATTTAACGGAGGGCATATAACACGATGTTTGTTGTAAATCTTAAACTCGTCTGGGTCTAGTTTTAAATACGATAGATCCAAAGCATCTAAAGAAAGAGAAATTCTAGCCTGCTTTTTTTCGTGCTCCTTAATCCAATCTTCTGCTGCTTTTTTTAAAGTTTCTGGTGTATGTTTATCATCAAAAGTTACAGTGCCAGTCTGAATACCAAATAACTTAATTAATTGCGGTATATCGATATAGGGACTTCCATTATTAACTTCAGCAATTGTTAGCTTGATTTCATCTCCATTAGCTGTCTCGGAGCTTGCACCTAAAGGCTTCAATCTTGTAATAACCTCAGACGCATCAAATTTCTTCTGAATGCTCTTTAAGTTCTTACCTATTTTTATGACGGTATTCGTTAAGTTCCCAGTTTCCTTTAACCAATGGACCAAAGTGACATCATTGGTCGGTTCAAATATAAACGTCCCGCCATACTTTTCCTTTAAATCCATTAACGTTTCATACGTATCTTTATCATCAGATCGTTTAAAATATTTCAACTCTTCATTGTAGTTTTCGTCCGATGGTATGATATTTTTTTCGACTGTAACGTTACCAACCTTAAAGTGCTTATAAGCTTCACTTTTCAGTTCATTATTGTGATGGGCGATAACTTTCTTAAGATTTTCTACTGGCATTTTATCAAACTCAAATGAATAACTTTGTATCGAATCCTTAAGATAAGCTTCGGCACCTTCGAAGATAAGTTCATGTGTAAAAAGACCAGAATCAGTCATTTCTGATTCTGGTGATAAAACTCTTCCTTTAAATTCTATTACATTTGTTTTTTCATTTATTATTTCGATTAAAGTATTGTAGGGTTGTATAAACGTTGTACTATTTTCTACAAAGTCATGTACAGGAGATATAGAAACAGAATCAATTCCATCTTCTTGTTTCTGCATGCTGGCACTTCTCAAAAGTTTTATATCCTTCTTTACATCCCATACTACCTTTTGATTATCATTTGTAGCGTTAGTCAGTATGATTTTGTACATTAAATCACCAACTTTCCTGTAAGTGACATTTTTGCTTTAGGATCACCTGTAAATATTAATTTTAAATCAAATCCATAGGCGGTTATATCAAATTCAAAACTGCTGCACCTCATATTGAATTCCAACCCTGGATAGAATTCAGAAATAAACTTATTTTTAGGTTTGCCTATTAACCACTCTTTCAGGTAATTTATGTGCTTAGTGCGTCTTTCATAATCATTAATATAACACCTAGAGTCCATGGTTATAATACGCTCATCATATGAAGGCTCTCCATATAAAAAAGAGAAATCGTATTCTCCATCCATAAAAGGAATGGTTTCTTTGATTTCTCTCATCTGTGGTGTAGGAAAAGTATAATCATATACTTCCAAAGATAACTCGCTTGAGTGCTTATCATAAATAGTAAATCCTGCTTTAAGTCTATCCACCATGTCTTACACCTCGTTTCCCAAGTTCCATAATTCTAGCAAGCTCCTTATCTATATGAGGTGCAATCTGTTTACCGACTGCTTTACCGTCCATTTGAAGTACAGTATCTCTTTGAGCTATTGCTCTTTGAATTTCTCTCTGTTCTTCTAGCAGCTGAATCATTCGCATAGTAAGTGCATCATCTTTAGTAAATCCAAGCTTGTCACCAGTATCTTTCCAAATCTTCTGTTGTTGAACACGTTGTGATGGATCATGACTGATAATCGATTCTGCAAAGCCACCCTCTGCAATCCATGCGATTTGAGGGATATTTACAATACCACCCTTAGCATATCCTGGTATCTTAAGTTTTCTTCCAGCGTAAATCATATCTGATTTTAAACCATTCAATTTCTTGATAGCAGATACAGATGTATGATATTTTGCTGCAATTCCACCTAATGTGTCGCCCCATTTAATATTATGAGTTCTCGTTTTTTTAGGTTTTGCTTTAGGTGTTACCTTAGCTTTAACCTTTGATGCTACAGTCTTCTTAGCGGTGGATTTAGGTTTTGCTTTAGGCTTGGTTTTAGGTTTAGCAGTCAAATAGCTACTTGCTCGACTTTGTATAGATGTCTGCTGTTTCTTGATTGATGCAACTTCTTTGTCTTTAGCTTTAATTTCATTATCGTAACCAAAGCGAGAATGTTCATTTGAAAGATTGTTAACATAGCTTAACACTTGTTTCTGCAGCTTATTAATTTCTAGAACATTCTTTTTACCTCCACCGACTAAAGTTTCTACACGAGGTATAGCCGATTCGATACCACCTGCAAGAATTTCTCTTAAGATTGTAGGATCTAATCCCATTTTTCTTAATTTCGTAACGTTTGCTGCAAACTTCTTCATTCTATTAAGTCGATACTTCATAAATGCTATAAAGTCTCTTGATGTATTACCTTTTGCCGCTTCAAAGCCTGCATATCCACGATAAGAATCTCTCATACTATCTCTAAACGACATTTTCGATTCTGTTAATGCATTGCGCTCTTCATTTTTCTTATTAAGTTCGTTTTGTAGTCGTTGTTTCTGTTTGACTAAACTATTAAGAAAATTAGTTTTCAATACTTCGCTTTGTTTCAACTTCTTCAAACTGTTGATTTGTGCTTGATATGCAGCAATATCACTTCTTGCATTGTTTGCTACTTTGTTATTAGTAGCACGCTTAATTTTATTTTCAAGCGAAGATATTTTTCGTTGATGTGCTTTGATATCTTTCTTATATTTAGCAATAAGTTTTTTGTTTGAAGTCTTTTTAATCTTGCTATTGAGGGTAGCGATATTATTCTTACGGTTTTGTATCTCTCTGCTTGCACCTTTAATTTCAGCAGATTTAGAAGATTTTACAATCTTATTATTTAGAGTTGCTATCTTACCTTCATTTGCTGCAATGACTGAATTTATCTTCTTGTTAATTGCATTAAGATTAGCTTGCATCTTCTCGACAGGCAACTTACCAATATTCTTCATGTTGGCCATGATTAAGTTACCGATAGCAATATCTTCTTTACCAGTAACTTTACCGCTCGTTTTACCTCGTTTAGCGATGGCACTACCTGTGTTATACATACGTTGTGCTTTACTTAATGCCTGTACTGTTGCTTTATGCGTCTTCGATTGTTGTGATACATTCTTTTTTAACCCTGTAATAGCACCTGTTAATTTAATAATCTGACCAGGATAGATTAAATGATTTTTAATACCATTTAATAATTGCAGCGCTTTTACTGTAGTATCATTTTTACGACTAATATCCCATAACGTATCTCCCCATTTTACTTTATGAGTAGATGGTTTTTTAGTACCACTAGCATAACGCTTAGGCTTACCATTAACCATTCTGTCAGCTAAAGCTATGAGTTGATTTGCTCGTTTTTTACGCTTAGGAACAGTAGGAATTACAACCTCTTTACCTTCTTCACCACCACGATAAATAGAATCTTTAGGAATGATACCGCCATTCGCATAACCACCGCGCCATGTACCAGATGCCATACCCGGAATGTTAGTTACTGTTCCGTAACGAGACTTAATCCATTTGATTGAAGCAGTAATGTTATTAATAGGATTCATCATACCTTCAGTTGTTCCCATCAAACCTCTGTATGTTTGAGGAGTTACCTGCATTAATCCACGCGCTTCATTTCCACCTGTATTAACATCAACATAACCATTTTGAACAGCTGCAGGATTAAAACCGGATTCGTATTTAGCAATATTTTTAAGGTAAGGAGCCCATGAATCAGGTACACCTGTTCTTTTAATAGCACTTGAAATCCAATTTGATATATTACCAGGAGCTGAAACACCTTTAAGTATTCCGCCGCCACCTCCACCATTCCCTTTCAAGAATTGTACAGGGTCAATCGTATTTCTATTTGTAAGTTCTGACGACGCCGGACTTTCTACTTGATAGTGTAAATGGGCGCCTGTAGTCCAAGCTCCACTATTACCAGACTTCGCGATTGCATCACCTTGTTTAACAGGTCCTGTTTTCAATACTTTACTTAAATGTAGGAAGTATTGAGCGATTTTACCTGATAACAAACGTGCTACCATACCACCACCATAGTTACTTTGTTGTTCAACTGTCCCGCTAGTTGGTGCGTGAATAGTAGTTCCTGATGGTATACCTAAGTCAATACCATAGTGTCGCCCTCCATTGAAAGAAGCAGGATATCCGGGTACTGCAGCATTAGGACTATATGGTGTAGTCATCGGCCATCCTAGAATTTCACTACCGTCTGCATTACCACCTGTTGCTTCATCTATCCAACCTGTAACTAACTTTACAGTTTGGTCTTTTAGCTTCTTATAAGCACTTAACATCATTTCGCCAGGTAATCCAGAGATTCCACTAAAGTCTACTCCGAATTTTTTCATCGCAAGATCTACTAATTTACTAGGATTTTCAATGTAATCCATAATGTCTCCAGCGATTTCTGCACCAGCTCTAGTTACTTTCTCAACTTCTGCACCTTTTTCAGCAGTATAATCAAGTGCCTTCTTAGTATTCTTTGCACCAAATAGTTTAGTCGAACTCGTAACTGCATTACTAGTCGCTTTAACAAGCATTCCCATACCAGGAGTACCTCTTGAATACCTAGCAGGTTCTAATAACTCTTCAGTTTGCTTATTGTTATAAACATGTGTTCCTTTAGGCATCCAGAACGTTGTTTCTTTCTCGAATAATGCTGTGCGTCCGTTTGGAAATTGAACAATTTCTCTTGTGCCTTTTCCGTTACCTGGACCTTTATCTCCTACAGTTGCCCATCCATCTTCAGGATGCCCTCCAGTACCTGTAGAATATTTACTAGCATCAATTTTAGATAATGGTTTACCCATTCCTAATTTATCAGCTACCCAGTTTACGCCATCGATCATGGAATTTAGTCCACCAACGACTTTATCCTTTAGACCAGACGCCATCTTTTTACCTGTTTCAATGACGGAATCTTTCATGCCGATTACGCCATCTTTAATCGATTTAATCCAACCTTTTATACCATTCCAAGTGTTTTTAAATGCACCAACGACACCGTCTTTTAATCCAACCGCTGCATCTACCGTTGTTTTCTTAATAGACACCCAAGAATTATAAAGTCCTGATTTTAAATTCTTTATGATATTCATTGAACCTGTCCACAGATTCTTGAAAGCACCAATGACGTTTTTAGATACTTTTGTTGAAGTATCCCATATAAATTTACCGAAATTCTTAAATAAATTGAGGATGCCTTGCCACATGGATTTTAAGCTACCGGCGAATAATTTAGCAAAGGCTAAGCCACCTTTAAGCAGTTTTCCATAGAATAATAATTGGACACCGTTCCAAATTAGCTTTATCGCTCCGGAGAAGACATTTTTAATACCTTCCCACATTTTTCTAAAGTCTCCTGTAAACAATCCACTAAAAACTTGAATCAAGCCTTTAATGACTTGAAGGCCACCTTTTATTACTCCTTGGATATTCTTCCATATTGAAACTATGATACTTTTAACAAGCGGGAAGACAAACTTAATGACAGCAAGTATTCCATTAAAGATATTCTTAACTGCTTGAAGTAGCTGTTGGCCATCAGGACCTGTAAAGAACTTTTTAATTGATCCTAAGTTATTCATAACAAAGGAACTTACTGCCCGTCCTGCAATTGACAATTGTTGTTTTAAGATATTGAACCAATTGATAATGTTATTTGCTTCTCCGTTACTAAACCCTAGCTTTTGAAGTATGTTAACTTGTTTACCACCAGTTAGTTCCTTAATCAATTTACCGATAGTACTAAATCCTTTAGACATTCCTTCAATGATTTTGATACCGCCTTTCAGACCTTTATTAGCGATATCTAACGCAGGTCCACCATAGCTAGCTAAGAAATCCACCCATGTACTCTTAAGATTAGCTAAGTTTCTTTCATATGAATCAGCTTCCTTGATTGATTGTCCAAAAAAGCCACTTTTCTTATGTTGTTCAAAAGCAGTTTGTACTTTTAAATTCTCTTGTTGCTGTAAAGTTAAATTTTCCCACTTTTTACCGTATTGTTCTAACGCTTTTTCATTAAGTTTTGTTTGGTTTAAGAATATACCAATTGTATCTCCAGAGTCATATTCTCCTTTAATTGTAGCCATAACTCTTTCTGTTGATTGCTCAAGACTTTCGTTGGCCATGGCAGAACCGTCAACAGTTCGTTCAAGCCACATCTTAGACGTTTCATATGCTTCTTTTTCACTCATACCTTTACCTTTAAGGATTGACTGATATTGAAGCATAGATTTTTTCAACTCATTAGGATGTATATTGTGTTTTTTTGCCATATCTTCAAGATACTTATCAGTTGTATTCTTCATTTTGCCCATTACTTGTTCGTACTGAGAGTTTAATGCTTCGATTTCAGCAGTAGATTCAACTATCTTCTTTGTAAATTCCGTTATGCTTACAGTAGCTAATGCGCCTCCAATAACAGGTCCTAATCCTTTAAATGCACCTTTCAAGCCACCAACCGAACCAGTTGCGCCATCAATGTCCTTAGAAATGTTTTTAGTAGAATTAGATAGATTAACATCATCGCCAACAGTTCTAAGCTTTCTGTCAAGTTGTTCAGCACGTTCTTCAACCTTACCGAATGCTACATTAGCACTCATAGACATCGATTCAAAATCAACATCTTTAATATCCTTATTTATCTGATCAAGTGTGTTATCTGCAACCTTACCCGTTGATTGTAATTCTTTTTTAGCTTTATTGAGCTCACTATTGAGCTTGTTAAAATCAACCTTATCATCTGTTTTCTCAAGTGATTTACTTGTCTTCTCAACATCTTTTTGCAAAGCTAATAATTGCTTACCTGCTTCTTTCGCATCATCAGGTAGTCCTTCAAGAAACTTAACATCATTCAGCTTATTCATATTGCGCTCTACACTGTTAACGTTACGAATAACAGTTTTGAATGTATCACGTGAATTTGCATCTAAAGACTTCCAATCAACACTCTTAATTTCCTTTTGAAGTGATTGCATCGTCTCTTTATTGATGTTACCTGTATCTTTAAATTCCTTTTGAGCCTTTTGCAATTCAGACTGCAACTTCTTAGTGTCGAAATCTTTACCCGTTTCAGATAAACGTTTGTCAAATGTCTTAAGTGAATCATCTATAGCACCAAATGCTTTATCCATACGCTTTGTTGATTTTTCGGCCACCTTTGGCAAATTATCAAAGTTCTGTTCAAGTAACTTGAACTTATTCAACATCCCATCTACAGACATCGTAAATTTAGTGCCTATTTCTTGTATGTTAGCCATATTATCCTCCTTTCCTTATATATTCATTTAAATAATTAATTAAGTTTGTAATGCTTTTAATTGTTCAAGCTGCTCGAAATTCCACTCTAATTCTTTAGGCATTTCTAGCGTTTTATTTTCTTTCATAGGATTTATGGTTTCAATGAATTCATATCTCCGTTTCGATTCTTTATCGTTATGTGCAGGGTTCGCATTAATACGTGATAAGTGATTCATATATAAATCCCACTTCTTCGCTTCTGCTTGTTGCTCTTCCTGTTCAATAATGATAATTAAATAAGCTAACGCTTCTTCAAGTGGCATATCAATGATTTCTGACCTTCCACCTAATTTATGCGCTAGCTTATATACGAGAGCATCTTCAAGCTCATAACCACTTAGTTCACTGGACTTAGAGTCGCTTGAGTAACTTTCTCGCCCCATTTGAGACTCTTCTGAAAACTTTTCGTAGACTTTTTTACACGTTCAACAACCTTAGCTAAATCATTAACTTCTGCAATTGCATCTACAACATCAAAGAATGTATCCATCTCTTGAAGTTTTAGTTGTTCTGGATGAACATCGGATAAGATTGAAATCAGTTCTAAAGCACTTTCAGGCGCAACTTCTAATAATAATCCAATTGATCCAGCTGAATCCTTAACGAATTGAGCAGATAATGCACTTAATAAGTCTTTAGTATCCATACCTTCTTCTACCGTATCGAAGAGACCGACTAATGCACCGTTGATATTTTCATCAGCATTTAATTCATTGATTAACGTTTTTAAAACTTTAGTAATTGCAAAGAACTGATATGGTCGCATCGCTTTGATTACTACTTCTTTTTTACTATCGTCTTTTAATACACCTTTTTCATTAACGTATTGAGTGATTAATACTTTTACTTCGTTTGTCATGTTTTATTCCTCTTTTCAATTAATTATTTAAATAAATATAGAAATAACCCTACTAGCATAAGTAGGGCTATATTTTTATTAAGCTGTAGCTTGTCCGATTTGGAAGAAGTTGTTTGGTTGACTCATATCAAAATTATCTTTAGGATAAGCTACGAATTCTAAATCAAATTTACCTTGTTCATTTTTAAATGCTCGTTCAAATCCTGATGTAGATGCAACTTTATAGATAACAATATCCATAGATTTATCTTCAACTGGTAATTGGCGTGGGTGAATCTCCATTTTTACTCCACGATCTCGGTTAGATGAACCTAGTGGACCATCTGTAATCCCGATTAATTTTGACCCTCCACTATCCTTAATTGCATGTGCACCGGCCATAGCCAATTGAATCAATTCTAGAGTTTCTTGAGATACAGTCATTTTAACTTTTACTTCCCAACCGACAACTCGATTATCGATGTCAGTTTCACCAGTATCTTCAAATTGAATATCCTTAAACTTAGGTTCAATAGTAAGAACCCCACCTTCTGTTTGTAAGAAACTAGTACCATCTCCTGTTGCTTTACCATCAAAGTTGAGAACTTTGCTGTCTGTACCTGTCAATTTAAAATTAGCCATACCGAACATGATACTTTTATCAAATGCATTCATATAATTTATTCCTCCTGTTTTTATGCATAAAAAATAGACATCGTTTCAGATGTCTAAATATGCTTTAGTTTTCTATTCTTAAAGTTGTTCTAAAGTTAATGCTATACTCCATGACATTGTCCTCTACACCTATCCTAAGTGGTTCAGACAACGCTTCAATGAAGTAAACATGTATTACATTGTTTTGCTCGTTAATTAACCAATCGCTCTTCTTATGGAGCAATGCATAGACTTTAAAAGCTATGTCTTTGCACTTATCAAAATCACTTGATCTGATATAGATTTGATAGTGCGGATATTTCATTTCATCATCATAGATGCCAGGCTTTTCTCCACCGTCTGAATATACTGTACCTGTATTGTCGCCCAATGTACGGTAGTCGACTGACCAAGTAAGCCCAGCTATATTTTCTCTTAACAGATTCATGATTGACTCTTGTATCATCAGTCTAACCCTCCAATACTCGCGCGAGAATTCTTTCGCACATTATATTCCAGTCGTCTTCAGTAACTTTAACTGCATTAGTAAGATACTTTCTTCCTGGTTTATATCCGTTTACATCAGGTTTATTACGAGTGTTTTCCCCACGCCCATTCTTATAGTATTCAGGATACTTAACACCTCTTTGATATTTAGGTCTAACACCTTTACTTTCTGGCTGCTCATGAACTCTTAGAGCGTATTTCATGTTAGTACCTATGGTAATCGAGAATGTTTTACCTTCAACTATTACTTTAGAAGTATTTATTGAGTCTTCTAAGTCTCCTGAATCACGTGGAGCAAGTGCTTTTGCTACTTCCTCTACTCTTAATCCAAACTTACCGAGTTCCTGAATAACGATCTTAGTAAAGCGTTCATCAAACTTTTTGAAGTAACTTTGCAGTTCTTTGTAATTATCATCAAATTCAAATTTGAAATACTCATCGGCCATCAACAAACACCGTCCTAAATAGAACGCGTGAACCTGTAACGTTAGTTGCTTCTTCATAAGATACAACTCTACCAGATCCGTCATTACCATCCATATCGATAAAATGTATCTCTTCTCCTTCTTTAACAATCATTTGAGAAGGTACATCAATTTCAATGTTTGTGTTTGTTTCAGTACCAGTTGCTGTAATAATTAAGTTTGCCTTACGTCTGACACGCGCTTTAGACTCTACTTTTTCTGTTAAAGGTCTACCATATTTATCAGTCAAAGTATTATTCCCATAGCTTTTAATAGCTCTATGAACTAAAACTCTTTGATTCATTGGAGGTCTCATTATATCAACCTCCCTGTTCTACCTAAGGATGTCTTTCGTTCCTCAGCAAGTATTCCGTCTATAATCGCTAGTAGTGATGGAGATAGCTTTTCATGATTGAATACGACTTTAACATCTTTAACTGTATAATCTTCAACGTTATGACGCTTAAGCACTCCAAAGCCTTCTTCTTCCGCTTCTAACTTGTAATCAAGTTGCAGATATACCATTCTCGGTGTTAACTCGATGCCAGGAAAGTAATCCTTAATATCTTGTATGGCCGAAAACAAATACTTCGGTAAGTCTTCACTTGGTACTTCATTAATGTATCCAGGTAATGGCATGATGTTCATGTATGCCACTGTGCCATCGATTAATGATTGATGCTGTTCCAATGTTTCCATAACATCACACCTTTACATTATTCTGCTGCTTCTTCTAATGCTTTCACGTAGTCAGCTTTTACTGCTCCATTTTTACCTGTAGCAACTACTTCAAGACCTTTTTCTTCGACTAATGCTTTCAGTTCTTCTACATCTAAATCTTTATAAGATTTTTCAGTTGTTTCAGTTGCATCTTCAACCGTCACTAAGTCTTTTACATTCTCATACTCTTCTTGAGTAAGGTCTAAAGACTGTCTAAAATAAGCTTGTCCTTTGTGAATTACAGTACCTTTATCTACATATACTTTTGGCATCTTTAAGCCCTCCTATTATTTAATAAATAAGACTGCACTAATTAAAGTATAGTCATTAATACTGTTGAGTTGATCGCTTGTAATGCAGGAATAGCAACTTCTCCAACAATTGTTTTTTCACTTGATGGATCTTTTTCGATAACAGTCTGAACATATTTACCTGGAACATAGTTATTTTCAACCGAAGGACCAGTAAATGTTTTACCTAATTGAGCCGCACGAAGTACTACTTTTCCATCTTCTAAGTTTTGATACACTTTTACAGTACCGTCTAATTGCTCGATACCAGTGATATTATCATCAATCTGAATTTGTGGTAAACCTAATTCAGTAAACAACTCATTGATACTTGCATCTCGGACAATACGAGTATCTGTAGAGTTACCATAGATTTGACCTTTTAGTTCCGGATTACGTTTGAATGCTGAGAACGTCTTCGAGTTCATAACAATGTAATCAGGTTTTTTGTTGCCATTTGTTTTTTGGTACTGTTCTACTGCACTTACTAAATCAGCAATTGGAGTACCTTCAGGCGTATTCCATTTGTTAGTGATTTTAATGTCATTTTCTGATGGACGCTTTAACTTCACATCGATTTCAATTTTATCTACCGGATTTGAATATTTAAACTCTCCGCGGTAAGTTAAACCAGCTCTTAAAAATTCTTTAATATCATCTACACCGTAAGATAAGTCAGCAATCTTTAAGAATACTTTCTCGATTACTGCTTGTCGTTCTTGTGGATCACGTGGTTTGTTGAATTGTAATAACTCAACCTCATCTAAGTAATAACCATGTTGAATCTTTGTTAATTCAATCATTGCTTTTTCGCCTTCGCCTTTCGAACGTAATGGCGCTCCGCTATTAAAACCTGTGATAGATGCAGCAGCACGAACAGTATCAGATACAACATTATAAATTGCATTAATGTCATAAGTAACTTCCTGTGGGAATGCTTCTGCTAATGGATAGTTGTTTGTATTTCTATTATCTGCTTCACGTACAAATGCTTGTAGTGTAGCATCGTTAAATTCTTTAATTTCTAACATCTATTAATTCCTCCTATTTTTTATTAGACATCGAAGTGGAAACGTCCGATAGTCGCTTTGATAAAGTTGTCTGTAACTCCTGTTGTACGCTCTTTAATAACTGATGCTTCACGTACTGCAGGTGCTAAAGCATCTTCTTTCGCAAATACTTTTACATCATTAGCAGTTAATACCGCACCTGACATTGTTTCTGGTGTCAATTCTTGAACCAATTCAAACTTATTTGACTCTGCATTTCTAAAAACTGCAGTTCCGGCTTTTACAACTGTATCTGCTGAGAATTTAGAACCATCTAATAACACGTTACCGACAGTGTATTCCACGTTTTTTGCATCACGTAAGAATTCTGGTGCTTTTTTGAAGCTGTCTACTTTTCTAGGGTTAAACATTTAACTTCCTCCTTATTCTTTTTTACCGAGTAATTTATCGGCCATCGATTTTCCAAGTTCACTTGGGTCTGGGTCTTTACCACCATTTCCTTGTTGTCCTCCAGGATTAAGGTTGTTAGGTGGCTTAATACCATCTTGCTTATCACTATCATTGTTACCTGGTGGTGTCTCGTCACTATTAGTAGGTGTAAATAAATAACTATCTGTTTCTCTTAATGAACTGATAGCTTCATCTAAACCTTTAATAGTTCCGTCTTCTTGGACTTCAAGAGATTCACGATCAATTAATTTAAGAACAGCTTTAGGATTATGTGCATCTTTAGCAGTTGCGACTTCAATTGCAGCATTTAGAATGATGTCTCGGCGCTCATCTTTTAATTTTTTATTCTCTTCGCTGTACTCATTCACTTTATTCTGCAACTCTGGGTCAATCTTTGGATTGTTCTCTAAGTCTTTTAACTGCTTATCACGATTCTCTAAATCTTTTTCAAGCTCATCAATCTGAGTGTCTTTACGACCTACAGTTTTACCATGTTCTTTCATGATTTCATTAATCGTTTCTACTTCAAGTCCTAAGTCTTCTAAAAATTTTCGTCTCATACTATTTCTCCTTCTCGTTTTTATTCGCTGAACGACAGCGTTAGGATAGTACAATACGTTTGTACAAACGTTTCGACTTTTTGCGACTTTCGACAGGTCGAGTGGTATCCACCACCATCGAGATACTTAAGTGATCACTATTCCTTTCTGGACGTGAGTTTTAAAGCTATCCATAATAAAAAGACCTTTTAACGTCATGTCTAGGACGATCGTCGCTTAATATATTTACTTTTTTTAATAAAAGTGTGATTTATAAATTTTCGTGATACTATCTTTATAAGAAAGCGAGGTGTTTAAATGGCTAAAAAGAATAACAAACAATCTTCAAGTAAAATGGCTAAACTTGCAAGCAAAGTGTTGAAATCTAATAAAAGTACAAAGTCAGCACGTTCTTTAGCAGGAAGTGTACTAGCTCAAGCAAGAAAAACAACAAAAAAGAAAAAATAATCGATAACCTCTCGCTCTAGAGAGGTTTATATAATTCATATAAAGCTTCGATATTATCCTTTAAAAATCCATGCAGAGTTAATCCTATGCGATTAACAGTGTCTTCAGAATGAATTCCTTCATCAGTTTCGAATCCTGATTCATGTAATAATCCATGTGTAATCTCATGTGCAAGAGTTTTTCTTTTATGCTCAGCACTAAGTGATTTCATTAATAATATTTCATGGTCGAAATAATCAATTATGCCTACACAGACAGCTCCATCATCATTCTTAGGTTTCTTTCGTTCAATTACTTCATAATCAATATGCCCTATCCTTAACTTCATAAGATTCACCCCTCATCATCTTCTTAAGCTCTTCAAACTTGCTTGGATTATTACGCTTAATATTTCGATACGCACCAATATTCTTTGGCGCCTTATCTCCTAATATCGCTTTCATCTTTATGTAATGCTTATCTTCTTGTCTTGCGATACGTTTCTTATCCTGGTCTTTCTTGTATGCGTCTTTTTGTTTCTGTGCTCTTGGATCAATATCAGGATTAAATGACTTCGCTTTGACAACAGCTTTATTGATTTCAGACTGACTTTTATATTCAATTACAAATGGTCTGATTCGACACTCACAGTTCGGATGCAATGGAAATAGTTCGTATACATTGACATGAGGGAATCGTTTATCTTTTCCATCAATGCAGAATACATGATTACGATACCTAGCACATACACCACAAGTAGGCTCTCTGCCTGTTATCGTTACGAGATTGACACCCGCTTCTTCATATCTAGTTAGATGACCATGATTCGTTGCTGTCCTCATTTTCGTTCTGACCACTGTACGTGAGTAGAAGTCTAAAGGTAACTGTTTACCATCTACAGTCTTAAACGAAGTAAATCCGTCTTGCAGGAATGTATCTGAGACACGCTTTATGATTGCTTCACGATTGTTACCATCTAGCATTCCTTTGCTTACGTCACTTCTGACTGCTTCTAATGTCTGCAAGTAAGTATCGTTAAAGTTTTCTTTAGCGGTTCTAATTGCTGCTTGCATGTCTAACATCGTATCAGTAACGATATTCGATAATGCTTCAACGTTAGCTTGTGTCTTAAATTCCGTTTGTACAACTCCATCGACAATCGCTCGACCATTCAACTGTATGCCTTGCTCTTGTAAATCTTCTGTAGCTTCATCAATCGCAATAAAATAGGACTTCGCTAATTCAACAGGTAACACCTCTTGAACGGTAAGTCCTAGTTCATCAAATATTTTATTGATTGTCAGTAATGTTTTTTGTACATCACTATCTTTTAAATGATCAGTATTATGCAGGAGTGATACAATGTGCTTCTTCAATTCATCAATCAGCAATGTTAATTGTTCAGCGTTCATCTAATCACTCCTTGATTGGATTTCCTAGTTCATCTAATGGCGTTCCATCCGGTTGTCTATTGTTTAGGAAGTTATTCAACGTATTATTGCCATTCAATACACTCATACTATCTTGAGATGTCGATTCCGACTTGATACGTTCAACCTCTTCATACACCCATTCATCTGTCTTATCAGGATTGTTCAGTCTCACCGTTTCTTCAAGCGACTGAACTTTAGCATTGTACTTAGCAATATTCGCATCAGTCACTTCTTTTTCAGGCACTGGAATCATAGCTTGAACTGTTATGTTAGGCTCTTCAATGATGATGTTGTCATTCTCATTATTCGCTAACCATAGTGCACTCTCGAATAACGTCTTAAGGAATTCAACATAATCATTTCTAATTTGCTCTGCTTTCATCAATGAGATAAGTAAGTCATAGAACTTTGCAACACCAGACTGAGGACTCGATGTTTCTGTCCTTACAAATTCCATTGCTGCTTGTGATGTCTGCGTTTCTGCTAACATCCCTCTGATAATGTCTTTAAGATATGCCATATCACCTATCTTATCGACATCAATCTGATGTATCTGCATGACTTGACCATTCTCACCGATTTCTTGTATCTCTAAATCTCTATGATCAATCTTGTTTTCATCGCCATACCTATCTTCTGCAATTCTTCGTAACGTATCCATTGTTTCTCTTGTAATACTGATACGTGGCTTACCATTACGCTCAAATGTCTGTGATGCTCTAGTTAAGGTCCAGTTCACTTCATCTTGTCGCCCTGCAAGTCCTTTAAGTTCAGATGAACCTAGCTTATTATAGAACGTTGCATTATTCGCAAGATAAGCTATAAACGAACGTTTACGACCTTCAAACTCTTGATATAATTGTTCGATACCTATTTTTTCTTGAATGAAAGATAAATCCTCTATCTCTTCAAGTTGAGATTCACCATTTCTTTTGAATAACTTGTTAAGTATAAGAAGTCTCTCCTCATCTTCACGTTCAGTATAGATATGGACGTAATCAATACCCGCTTCTTTCTCTTCTTCAGTCTGAGGTAATTCGTATACTAAATCATATCCATGTCCATCATCATGAGGATAATAAACATTACGCTCCTTGAACATCAGCTTTAACTGTCCATTAATCATAGAAGGTACAGCTACGATACCACCATCAACTAACAATTGAGTGATGTTCATCTTGTGATCAATCTTTGAGTTCTTAACAATCTGGTCTATCGTCTCTTGCTGCAAGTCAATGACTTCACTGTTGTATGAATTATCAACTGTTCCCTCAATCATTTTCGCTTCTTCTGTCGTTGTATCATTCGCTAGTTGCTCTTTATTAGGGAAGTTAGTCTTAACCTTACCAATCCCACGACTGATTAACAGCGAAGGTGTATCAACGATAATTTTACAGATGTTAAGCATCAAATAAGGTGTCATTACATTCTTTGCGTTGTACTCTCCATATTGTAAGATATCAATTATCTCGCCTTTACTGATTAACTCTTTTGCTCTAGGAAAGATATTCGCATGTTTACCATCGTATAAATCACGATAGAAATACATGTCATCATGCTTTTCTTTTATTACTTCTTTATCAAACTTCTTCCACTCGTTCATTGTCGCCCTCCTTTACCATGCACTTTGTTGTCTAATGTAGTCGCCTTTAGGAACTGCTACATCATAATCATCAAGTCCGTACCACATAGCCGAGAATGTATGCGGGTCAATATTGAACTGATCCTCGATGATTTCATCGTTATTGTTAGTCTTATATGTTAAATCTTGTAGCTCATCGATATGATTTACACATTTATCTGAACATATAATACGTTTGAACCGTTTCACCTTCTTTGTGTATTCGGCACGTGAACCGGCATACTTCTTAGCTTTTCTTAGATTCATACCTTTTTTGTTTAGATATTTGATTGTACTGTCCTCATGGTCAGCTTTAATTAGCGTTCTGCCTAGATAAGCTAACTCCTGGTACAGTTCTTCATCATCTTGCTCTTTCGTATAGACTTCATCATAAATGTATAACCACATATTCTTTTCATCTATGGCCATTCGTGATAATGCATTGAATGAAGTAACAAAACCAAAGTCGAGACCATTCTTTAATAATCTTGCGCTCGTTCTGTTTACTACTTTCATTACTTCATCGTGGGCCATGACTTCAAATTGAGGTAATACCTTCTTACCATTTGCTCCGAATTGTCCTAGTCTAGCAACTCGATGCAGATCAATATCATAGTTCTTCATGTCATCAAGCTGTGCAATATAATCATCAGGTAAAAAGTAGTTATCATCAGCTGTTGAATGATGATAGTACGTATCCCCTAAAACGATTGTCTTTTCTTTGTATAAACGGTAATCATCTAACTTTATGACTTTCGCATCTTTGTTGATAAAGAAATGAAGATATGTCCAATTACTTTTACTCACTGGATTCGTAGACAATATCATGTAGTTTCTTAATCGTGGATGTCTTAAACGACCAATCAACTCTTTAAATCCTGCATACTTTATCTCTGAACACTCTTCTAACCATATCAATGAGATGTCATTAATCGATTTCAATTTACCTGGCTTATCCATTCCTTTGAAAATAATCTGACTTCCATTTGGAAATGTTATCTTCATAGGACTTGTAGTAAGCCTTACACCTTTTGCATTCAGTTCTAAGTCATATATTATCTCTTCAAAGAGCGAGAAACATGAATCTCTAATAGTCTCAAATACTTCACGAACAACTAACGCTTTCCGCTTCTCAGATATCAATTTAAGAATGATCTTTAATGCAACGTGATATGATTTACTGCTACCATAACCACCAACAAGGAATTGAAACTTCTGATTCCAATCAAACAAGAATTCTTCAAAGCGAGGATTAACTTCTTTATTCAACTGAACAACTTCTGTCATTCTCGACCCTCTTTTCTTGTGATTAAGATTTCTAATGGTTTATCAGATTGTGCTCCATTCTCATTTTGTTGCTTAATCTGTGTTAATTGTTCCTGCATAACTGCAACTTGCAACTTACGATAATCATCATCAGCTGCATGTAATGAGAATTGCTTCAATGCACTTCTTAGTTCAGCCATTGCTCGTGATTGTGCACTTAAAAAAGATGCATACTTTTCATAAGCGAATGAAATCTTATATCCATCTCCAAACTCACTCGTAGATGTTATTTCACTCGTATGATCGTTAGCATCTTCTACCCACATTACTTTTTGTGCTCTTATTATTGCTGCAAACTGTATTTGTATCTGAGCCCATATAATATCTGCTGCATCCATTGAATCAGCTATGCCCATAAGCTCCATCGTCTCTTTAGGAATGTATCTACTCAGTAATCCATGCTTCACAGCAAAGTTGTTCCGTTCTGTGAACTGATTAGGCGGATTAGGATTGCCACTCTTTCTTCTTATATCTGTTGTATCTTGTGGATGCTTCTTTTTTGCAACTTTCTTGGTTGCATCCTTTTTCTTGGTTGCATCCTTATTCCAGCCTTCACGACTAATTTTAGATTTCAATGTACCTAATTTAATGTCGTGCTTTTCAGCTAAATCCTTAAGCTTAAACTTACCTGTGTCATAATCTTCTTTTACTGCGTCCCAATTTGTACTCATGCATCATCAACAACTTCAATCTCGTTCATCTCATATCTCACAACCTTTACGTTACTAAACTCTATTTATTTTATTGCATTAAAAAACACCCACATAAGTGAGTGTTAAAGTGATTTCAAATCTGTATCAAGTTCTTCAAATTCATAACTATTTGTATTTAATAATGGTCCGTTAATCTGGAAAGATTCAATATTCGCTGTACTAATTGCGTGTTGTTCATTTTCTTCGTCAACTGCTGCAACGAATGTTCTTTCAAATTGTTTTATGAAATGGTTATACACGTCATCGTCGCTCAAATAACCAACGTATTCACCAATTTGAATCTCATCTATCATCTTGAATTTCCTACCTGAACCCATAATTATGTCGCATTCATATACTCTTCCCATCTGTTCATCTCCTTTATTCAAATATACAAAAACCACCTAGAAATTACTAGATGGTTTCCATACATATTCTTTGAAAGGAGATTACTCATGGCAAAGTAAACGAAGAACCGCTAGGTTCATGCAGTGCGAGGTACAAAAACAAGTTTTTGAATGATTGTAGTGTACTACGCTCCGACCTACCTCCCATTTTAAATTAGAATTATAGGTTATGTCACGATATGTAAATTTGTAAGTAGAGTAAATCTCTCTAGTTTGTAAAGCAAACTATAAATTTTACATTTTTTTAATCTCATTCACTATTTTAACTTTTAATTTCTCTAGTAATCGTATCATACCTCTTAAATTAATCATTAACTCATCTGCAGTCCCTTCATCGACTCTTAATTTCGTTATATTCAAGTTGCCCTCTGTATTTTTAGATGTAATATTATTCATTAATGTTTCTAATCTATAATATTGATTTAATAAATCTTTTTTATCTATTGGATAATAATATAAAGTCGGTTCTTCAGAAAAATTTTTTAGTTCCGTATATTTCCTAATAAGATGGGCAATTTTTTTATTTTTTATATTAAAATGTATTGAATTGTTGAATAAATTGTTGATAATAGACTTTTCACATGAATAATCACCATTTTTATCTTCCAAAACTCTTTTGAAACGTGTTGCTTCCGGCAACTTATGTTTGTCACTGCTGTTTAACATCATATATCGATCTACAGGTATATCTTTAGCAAACAATTTATTTAAAAAATCATATTTCTTTTTAATGCTCACATGTCTTAAAATCATCACATAAATTTCTTCAGCGATTTTAATGTATCTCTCGACAACAGCTAGTTGGACTAATAGATCTCTTCTCTTCTTCTCCATAAATTCCATTCTAGATAATTCTACTAATCTATCATTAATATCGTTACTCATTTTTGTGGTTTGTAATAGTGAATATGTCAAAACAGACATTATCATTACATTTAGCCCAGTCAGAAATGTATTAGTGACTGAATCATTGTTATTGTGTCCGACATCTATCCAAATAAAAATACTAACTAAAATGATTATTAGAATACTTAAAAATATAATTGATATGATCTTTAATTCATATTTTTCTTTATCCGTCATATTATCCTACTCACCCTTTTTCTTCTAATCATACAAAATCCCCCTAGCTTTCACTAGAGGGAAAATATCAATCTTTTAATATTTCTGCAATTTCATTGATGATTTGATGTATTCTTTGAGCTGATAGTTCAACAGTCTTTGCAATCTTGTCGTATGCTACACCTGACAATACCATATTAAATATCATCGCTTGTTTTTCATCCGTTATTCTGTCCCAACGGTTTTGAATGTATCTAACTTTCGCTTCATACTTAGCAATTACTGTATCCTGCTTCATTAATCTTTGCACTTCTCTAAGTATTGGATCAGATGTCTGCCCTTGTGGTTTAGGCATTGTTGCTTCAATTCCATACTGTGAGATATTCGCTCCGCATACATCCTCAATGTATTCCTTTCTAAGTTTAGCTACTACCTTCACATTCATCTGATAATCCTTAATCATTCTTACAATTTGGTTGGTCGTATAAGTCATGGTTTATTGTTCCCCTTTATAAGTAGTTGTAGATGATTCCGTTATTACTTGTGATTGGTCTTTTATTCTCTTTAAACCAGGTATATGGAATACTGGCTCTATTTAACGTTTCCTTGAGCTCTTTTAGTTCTTGGATGTCTAATCTATATAACTCGTTAAACTTCGTAAATAAGATAAGAATAAAGCAAATGCCACCCTTTTCATGAGTCTTGGTCAAGTACTCGATCTGGTGCTGCTCGATATTCTTAAATGGCAGATTGGTCAGTGATGTCTGCTTTGTATCAAATGCGATAAATTTTCCATTGTGAATGCCAATAAAGTCGACTGTTGATTTCTTGGTGTACCTGGCATCAAATATCTTTCCGTTCTTGCTCCTATGCGTCATAGGTGTTGGAATCTTATTGATTGTAGCTATACCTTTTAAATCATATTGAATATTGGATCGTTCGATTAATGTCTCGAGGTATTTACCCCTATTACGTTGACTTGTCTTCTTTTGCATTTCTACCTCCACTACTCACCCATCATTCGTTCTTTTACAATCTGCAAATCCTTTTTGCGTTCGTTGTACAAGTACTTGTAATGATTGCGTTCAATTTCTAAGTCATTGATACGTTGTTTATATAGGTGTCGCTCATGAAACGTTATGAGCGAGTACGCTATCAGTATTAATAAAATGATTTCCATTTGATTCCCTCCTGCTACAAATCAGATTCTTTCACAAACACACCATCAATCATCTTTCCTTTTCTATCCTTTATCTCGTTATAAGCTATATCGATACACTCGTTTATATCAATATCCATTTGCATTGCGAGTATAGTCATAACCACGTACATATCGCCTAATGCATCTTTGATAAGTTCAGGTTTACCCTTTGCCATCCCTTCTCCTAGCTCCCCGAATTCTTCTACTAATTTCAACATCTGCTTATTCGGATCAGCTGTGTTTAAATTACGGTCTATTGCCCATTGTTTTATTAACTCCGTTGTCATTTTAATCATTACTTATCCCTCTCTCCTCATCACTTTATGTTCTTTTACTTTGTAAAATTCTTTGTATGGTACTTCTAATGCTTTCAGGTAATCCTTAGCACATTGTTTGTTTGAAAAGGATTCAACAATCTGATTCTGCGGATCAATTACATTCCAATCGCTATGTGAGTAAATAATTTTCATTCTTCATTCTCCTTTTCGAGTTGTTTATCTTCCCAAAACGGTTTATTAAAGTCATATCCTAAAAGCACCAATACTTCTCCGAGTTTTTCTTCTAAGTTATTTAAATATTCCATTTGTTCATCGTCAGCATTTCCGTAATATTTAATAAACCCGATGTTTTGCGTAATTTCTAAATGTGTCATAGCTAGTTTTACAACTGCTTCACTGTATTGTGTTTTTCTCATTCGTCATTCTCCTTAAAGTTTTTTATTCCATTTGTGCAAGTCATCGTCATTCTCCTTTTCTCCATCTGGATAAATATATTGCAATTCGTTATCTTCTAATATAACCGCATCTTTTAAATTGCTTTTTAATTCACCTGTCATTAAAATTGTTAAAGTGCTTTCTATTGGTTTAGGTGTTAAACAGTTAATTATGCGTTCTTTAGATATTGCCACATCCCTCTCTCCTTTCGTGAGTTACAGATAGTTCTATAAAGGTTTAATTTTATTCGTCTATATCTTCAAAACGGTAATATTGCTCACCTGTTTCATCATCAATATCATCTTTAACAACTTTTGCTGAACTAATCACTTTAGCAATTACAACAATTTCACCTTCTGATTCGTCAGGTAACCAACCATCATCATAATAATTTTGTTTCCATTGGTCGTAACATTTATAAGCCTTTTCTTTATCTTGAAATGTTTCAATTTCGTTTTGGTATAAATCATGCACTATATACATATTATTTTCCTCCTTGTGATTTTTAATTTAGGGTACTCTAGGTTATTACTTAGGTTGGATCAACAACTCTGGATGCTCGTGAATGTTGCCTAGTACTTCTAAATTGTTGTCATTGTCATATAAATCAAACAAGCTACCATCGTTCCAATTTATGACCCAACTTCCTTGATAAAATTCAATGTATCCAATATTTTCCCAATACTTCACAATATCCCCCTCAAAAATCTCCTTGCCATTTTTGTCAGTAAGTCCTGTAGCTTGCATGAGTACTCTATCGTCTTCATCAACCACATAGTTAAATTCATCTAGTACATGAATACCAAATTTATCAATTTCCATTGTGAAATCTCCTAAAAAACGCTTTTTCTTTTTATCAAAAATTCTAAACTTCGGTATCATACTTTCTCCTCCTAATAATCAAATATAGTAACTTGCAACCCAGGTACGTAATCAGCTTTATTCTTATAAAATCGTTCCATGTCGTTCATTGAATCGAATTCCTCAACATAGACTTCTGATCCAACTTCTAATGCGACATAGGTATCTCCTTTTTCTTCGTCTGCATCAACTGAGAAGTAGATAGTATCGAAATGGTTATCAGTACTATCAGTCTCCCAATTATTTCGCATGTAATGATTGAAGAGTTGTCTCCACTTGCTATAACTTAAGAACTTAATCATCTCGCATCAGCGACTTTGTTATCACGTTCTAAGAAGCTGATTATTCTGTCTGCATAATCCACAATCTTTTTAAGTTCGTTGATTTCTTCATCCTTACGACCTGTTCTTGTCGCATATTTGATGATGTTACCAATCATGAAACCTTTATACGCTTCGTAGCTGAATTGAGATTCCAGGAATCCGATGACATCTGTTCCTAATCCGTTTGGAGCATAATGCGATGGTGGATTGATTCGTTCAACAGATTGTGTCCCGAGTTCTAGTTTTTGCGGTAGTTGTGACTGTAACAATTTGATCTGCTCTTTGCTCAGCTGCACTTCTTTTCGCTCTTCCTTCTCAATCTCCTCATGTTTGAGTGCATTGTATTGATTCTGTATGCTGTCGTGCTTAACTTTCCATTCTTCAATCAACTTATCTTTCTCTTCCAACTGCTTTTCATAGCTTGTAACTAACTCTGTCTCTTTATCCTGGTACTCTTTAATCACTTGATTCGCTCGTTGTAACGATTCTTTCAAATTCTTGTTCGCTTCAGCCGATACTTCAATCGTACGTTTGTGTTGATTTAATTCTTTCTCATATTTCGATGTTAAGAATCTATCATTCATCTTTAACGCGTCTGCACTCTTTTTATCTAAACGATCATAAGAATGTTGTAATGATTTAATGTCACGTTCTTTAGCTTTGATTTGAAGTTCTTTTGACTGCAACTCTTCGTCTTTTTTCTCTGCTTTTTCAATGTGCTGTCTGATTTGATTCAATAAATCGTTTCTCTCAGCATTCAGTTTGATAACTTCTTCGTTGCTCTTATTATGTTCTTTTTGAAGCTCTTCAAATTTATTCTTAAGGTCATTCACAATCTTCTGATGTTCTGCTTTATCAACCACATCATTAACAGGAATAGTGCTTGCTCCTTTTTGCACTTTTTCTTTAACATTCTTAAAGACTTCTGAATCAATTAACTTCTCTTTCTTTTTTTCTAAAGGTTTCGTCTTAACTACTGGCACTTCATCAACAATAAGTCCTTGCTCTCTTTCTGCCTTTAACTTTTTGAATTCTTTCTTCTTTCCACTTTTGTCTACCAATGCAATTTTTTTATAACCAGTTGAAGTATTAGAAAGTGCCATAACTCTACCTTTTAACAGCCTTTTGCTGTCGCACTTTATTCTGGTATACCTGTCATAACTCCTAACTCTCCCTTTATTACTGACCTGGTACAAACCCTCGAAACCAGGTATATCCTTCCATATTTCACTATTTATCATCTGGCACCTCATTAACTTCAATAGCTACAATTTTTGATGGGTTGATGTATTTGTTTATATCAAATAACAAACAGGTTACGCCTTCTCGCATACCTTTCTTACATGCGTCTACTACAGGTTCTACTTCGTCTTCTGGCAAAATACTGTCTACAATCCATCTACCTTCTAATATCACTCTGATTCGTCTCATTTCATTTCCTCCATCATTTCATTAATTTGTTTAATCATTGAATCTGCAAAATCAAGAAACTGTACTCTGTCGACATCTTCCTCTGATGCCCTCACGTTATGCCTAGCAATAACGACCTGTACTTTTAATTCTTTAACTTTAGTCTTAAGCTGTCGCAGTTTCTGATGGTCCATATTCTTCACTCCCCTTTCGTGTTTGTAACTCATGGTCCTTTTGTGCTACCAGAACTCGTAACTCTAATTCATTTGTTGCCCAGTCAATCATTCGTTGCGCATATCTTTCTGTACAGTTAAGGCGTCTCATGATTTGTTCTTTAGTCATGCTTGATCACCTCCGTAATATCTTCTAATACAGAAACCAGGCCGCCGGATATTTTACTTAGCATACGTTCTTTCATTTTCAATTCCTGCAATCTTTCGTTTGATACAACTACAAAGTTTTCATCATGAAGTAGCTTTGCATATTCCTTAATTGCTTGTTCTTTCGATTGTTCTTTTTGTTGATCTTTAATTTGTTCTAACTGCTCAAAATCCCATTTATAATCTTGCTTTTCGCTTTTTCTATCAACCAGCTTGTCGATTGTTCTTTTAAGAATATCTTCAACATACTGCATCGTTCTGTATTCAGGTTTTAAAAATGTCGGTATACCTAGTCCAAACTTTTCATCCATTTCGATTTTCTTTGGTGATAAATCTGTTGCGTGTGCACAATCAAATCCGATGACACCTTCATCCTCATAAGTGATGCCACCATGAAAATTGTTTTCTATAATATCTCTTTCTTCATCATTTTTAGGCGTGTAATGAAGATAGCCACATAGATGACCCAGATCCTCATGCCTAACAATTTCATACTTAAAACCTTTGTAGGTTTGAGATTTGAAGTTCCCCTCGTTCTTTATTGCTTCTTTCATTTCCTTGAGTTCCATTCGTTTCACTTCTCCTTTTTGTATGTTTATTGCATTCTTCTATCTGCACCATCTAGCGTTAAAAACGTTGCACCATTGCATATTCTTGAATAAGCACGTTTCAGCATAAAATCTGATGGCATTTCATTAATGATGTCTAAGTTCGTTGTATAGATTGTATTCAAGCCTTGTCGCTTATTCGTGATCTCGTATAACTTCTCACATGCCCAGTCCGTCTGCTTGTTTGCCCCTACATCATCCAGGACTAATAAATCAACTTCACTAACTAATCGCATGATTTTTTCTTCTGTATCATCATTCTTTTTGTTAAACGATGCTTTGATGAGTGATAAAAGTTCAACATTATCGATGAAAAGCACTGTATTACCTTTGTCTTTCAAATATCTTGCTATTGAAAATGCAAGAAATGACTTGCCTGTTCCTGTATCACCCTGTATAACGATGGTTTTAGGATTTTGTTTACTGAACTCTTTACAGAAGTTAGATGCTACTTTATAAGCGTTATATATCTCAGGACTTGCTTTTTCGAGATCGATGTCATTGTTTTTGAATGATGCCTTTTTCAGATCCGGATTAATCAACGACTGATTGAAGTAATAGTTAATCTTTCTTTGCTGCATTCGTTTCTTATCTGCTCTCACTAACTCTCTAAGGTGACAGTCACATTTAATAACTAGCTCGCGCGTCCCATCATCATTTACTTTATAAGTGTTCTTTGTACCGCATTTATCACATGTTTCCTCTTCGATTTCTGGGATACCTCGATTTGCTACTGCTTTCATAAGTTCACTATTCAGTAATGATTTCAACATCTTCACCGCCTAACATCTGTCTCATATTTCTTTCGTTACGTTCCTTAAGTCTTGCGATTTCTTCAGGTGAGCGTTTTGTCGTCTGTACATTAGGTTTAACTTGATTGTTATCTTTAGTTTGTCTTGCAATTTCATTAGCATCTATTTCAGCTGTTGTCTTAAATCCTTTGTTATGCCAGTTTCTTAATATGCCATTTACATATTTATAGTTTTTAATGCCTGCTTCAATACCTACATCTAATGCCTTGCTGACGATAGAGTCTCCTTCATCTCCGAAATCATCTATCCAAGCAAATAACTTCTGCATCGTAATTGGATCGAGGTAGCCATAACCTCCATTTTCGAAGATATCGAATGACGAAGGACGAGTAGTTTCTCTCTCTGTCTTCTCTTTCTCTAAATCTATCTCTTTCTCTTTCTCTATCTCTGTGTAACGGTCAGGTAACTCTGCAGTAACATTGTTACCATTCAATTGTTTTTGTTCTTTCTCTCTTGCTCGTTTCCTTCTCATCATAGCTGCTTTATCTGTCTCACTACCTATCATTGAAGCTATATTAGTAAGTTCGAATTCATCTTGATGTTCTGTATCAAAAGCGATCAAGCCTTTCTTTTGTAAGAACTGCATAGTTACCTGTACATTCTCAACTGATTCATCAATCTCTAAAGCGACTTCTTCAGAAAATTCATCTGTCAAACCGTCAAAGTAAATTTTTCCGTCATTTTTTAAGCTGAGTAATAATAACTTAAGATATATGATTGTGTACGTATCTCCCCCAGCAATCTTTCTCAGCAGTTTAATTTCTTTTTGATTGAAAAAGTCTTCTTTCAATTTCAACCAAAAGTACCTTTTTGTCTTAGCCATAACTTACTCCCTTCTGTTATACTTCTTATAAAAAGAGGTGTTTACAATGAATTGTTTTTTATCAAATAATGATAAAGAAAAAATTGGTATAAATAAGATTCAGCTCCCATATTGGGAATATGAAGTTTATAAATTATCTAGTATTGTTATGTCCACTACACTGGCAATGACTGATTTGAAGCATCAGGATAAGTTTTTAAGTAACTTAGAACTAATCAAAACGCTTAAACTAGCCATTGAAATACAAATTGATATTTATAAACAAAGTTCTAATGCGCACAATCTATTTAAAGTTGATGATTTTCTTAATAAGTTAAAGAGTTTTATTGAATTTTCTAGTCAAAATAAATATGATATCAACTTGGATAAACTCCATGCTTATTACGAAAGGCTTTACGATCATTTTCTTCTACTTCCGGTCCCAAGCTTTGTAACGCATGCTTTATAACCTTTGCTTCTAAAGGATGATAATGTTCTATAACATCCACATCATCTTGAAAACATGTATGAAATATATCTCTATCATCAACAGGATTTAGATTTTGTCTTATTTTGTTCTTGACCAATATCTCGATAGCGCTATGCAGTATCGTTTCATGTTGGTTCTGTAAATCTAATTGTTTGTAGTTATTAATTAGATCCAGTAAAAAGTTCGTAAATTTATGGCATTCGTTTTTGACAACTTTTTTATTCATCTGACTTTTCTCCTTTCTAAAAGAATGGAGGGTCTTACCCCTCCGTATTTTCATGCTGAACTTCCTCTGTAACTGAATATTCTGTAATATCAATAACTTCACTCATATCTTCTTTGATTTCATCTTTAATAGTTTCATCAGCTTGAACAACTTTATTGAATTCTATTGATTTAGGAGCATATTTTAATACTTCTTTAAGCACTGTTTTTTTCGCCATTGCGTCATAATTAGTTTTCCAAGGTGATGTCCAACCTTTTTGAACTGCTTGACTAAATGCTTTTGAATGTTTATCGATTCTTTCACGAGTCCAATAAACGAAATCAAACCCACCATTTTTAAGATGATAAACGGCATAATATCCAATTGGTTCTCCATCAGGCACTTCAGCTGGTACATGAATTAAATCTTTGTGAAGTCCATATTGATATGAAAATTGATCGTTCGCATATACTTCATGTGAATATATCGATTTATATTGACCGCTTCTAGTAGCTAAATCGATTAGACCTTTGTAAGATAATTGAAACTGTACTTTATTCCCATAAGGAATTAGATATGCTTGACCAAGTCCAGTATTAGGTTCTACACCTAATTGAGATGCTTGCATTAATGCTCCAACAAAACTCATTTGATCACATTCCAACAATTTCGGTGTTGTACTTACAGCAGTCATTGCAATTCGTGCCATCCTATCTGCATCCATGTGTTTTGGTAATGCCCTTTGTATTTCTGGCCCTATTTTTACTAATAAATCGTTTAACTGAGTTTTAGGTGATTTCTTTTTCACTACATTAGTGTTACTTTGTGAGACTTGGTTTTTCAATGATTCAGTAGTTGCCATAATTATTACGCTCCTTTGATTTGTTTGATTTTTAATACTCTAGTTTCTGTTTCTTTGTAATAAGGGTCTAACTGTTCTCCATAAATTTCTCGAATCTTCTTAGTATCCAAAGTCTTTCTTACTTGTGGTTTCCAGGTAATCTGATATCCACTTGTTTTACCTGCTAAGTTGTTGCCTAATATGTGTTTTATTTTGTTTTCATACTGTGTTTTGAGTTCTTTAAGTTCCTTTTCTTCTTGCTTAACTTGTTCTAATGCAGTTAATAATGTTTCGACATCATCACTTAACTGAACTTCGGTTTCATCGATATCTTTATACATATGATTCAAGAAATCTTTAGTTGCATCACTTCCATCTATTTCAGGAATAACACCTGCAAGAACATTGTTATACCAGAAGTCCTTTTCAGCATTGATAATGATTTCAATCAATTCATCGTCACGCGGCACTTCCTTCCAAATGAACTGATTACCACCACATAAAACTGCGATATACGCTTTTTCATATCCTGTAACTGCCATGTAGTGCTGAATCTGACAAAGATACGATGCTGGTATCTCGTCATCCTTCCATTGATCGATATTGTATTGCGAAGTAGTCTTACATTCGAGCAATGCCTTTTCACCTACTATTACTCTGTCTAAGTTTGCTAACATAAATTCATGTTCAGGATGTCTTAACATTTTGTTGTTTTTTCTGACTTTCTTACCTGTCCTTGTTTCAAATTCTTTAGCTACAACATCTTCAAGGACGTTCCCCCAATATATAAACTCGTTGTCAACTTGTTGCTTTAATTCTGGATTTACCTTCTCAAAGAATAGCTGCGTTTTAGATTTCCACTTATTCACTCCAAGAATAGTTCCGGCATCACTTCCACCGACACCTGCTTGTCTAGCTTTCAGCCATTCTTCATGAGTCACGTCCTTTGTGTTTAAAACCTCTGCCATGTTATTTCCTCCTTCATTTTTATGTGCTATAATGAGTTAGACTTGTTTTCTGATGCGCGTATCCTTGATATGCGCTTTTTTTATGTGTTAAACTCTCGATCACGATAAACATCTTCTTGATGATTTAAGTTCCAATTTAAATTATCTTCATCATCTTCTTCGCTACAATACAATCTTTCCAAATATTCAAGTTCTGATAAGTTATCCTGCATTTCTATCACCTCCTCTCCTACAGTGACTACTTCTGTAAAATAAGCAACTCCGCAGTCGTTTTCTAAATCCCACTCAACATCACAATGCGGTCCGTATTCTTTTATCAATCTATAGTACTCATCAAGTGTGAAAAATGATCTTCCAACTTTAACGAACTCTACTTGCCTACAGTAAGGTAACTTCATGCAGTTTCCACGCTTTCAAATTCAATCACAGGAATAATATCTCTGCGTTTCAAGAATTCATAAAGGAATAAACGACCTTTCTGTGTCCATTTCGTATGCATTCTTACTGAAACACTTCCATCCTTATGTGTAATCTCAGTTGTTTCTGAATGCGTGTAGCCTTTAGCGTGATGATTTGAGTAAAGTAACCATTGACCTGACTGTTTATACTGAATTTTGAAACGTTGCAGCAACTTATTCATTTCTTGTGCTGACATACCATAGTCTTTTGCGATCTGGCCAATAGTAACCAAACTCTTACTCTTAAGAATCGTGTCTACATAGTTCGCTTTCGGTTTTAACTCTCCAATCTGTTGTTTCTGCATCGTGTTCTCTAGTTGAAGTTTCTCGTTCTCTTCTACTTGTTCAACTAACTGCAATAATGCTTCTTTGTATGTTCCAGGCAATCTGTTTTGTAATGCTTTCTCCATTTCATTGAATCTATTGATATATGCCATTTTGAAGTCATTGTGACCCTGAATGTTGAACATATATAAGATGAAACCGTCTTTTGTTAATAAATACTCTTTTAATGTTCTACCTGTTACATCTTTGTATTTAGATTCAAATATCACTGAGCCCACATTTGGGTCGAGTAAAATTTTCTCTAAATCTCTAATTACATGTGAATGTCTTCTATCTAGCTCTTCCGCGACTATCCTACTGCTAACTACCGGACCTAGTTCTGAATTATTTTCAATCTTGATTAGTGTGTTCATTTACTTCATCCTTTCTGATTTTTTATTAATGAATGTTCCTGGAATTCCTGAATAATAATTCAAATAAAAACATCCTTAGTTACTAGCTCTCTGTTATAATTTGTAACTTTTTACTGTATAATTTTCTTAATCCGATTAAGAAAGGGGGTGAAAAATATGCCAAATCAACACGTTACAAGAAATCCTGATGGTACATGGAATGTCATAGGTGAAGGCAACTCAAAATCTACTAAGATACACGACACTCAAGCCGAAGCTAAAAAGCATGCGATTGAAATTGCTAAAAATCAAGGCACTGAAGCTATAATTCATGGTCGTGATAACAAAATTAGAGAACGCAACTCGTATGGTGATGATCCATATCCACCAAAAGGTTAATTAGGTTTTAATGAAACTGCTAAGTTTTCATCTATGAAATCAATCGGCATGTCAGATTCAGTAAAATGAATTAATGTTTGACCATCTTTATCTAATATTTTCATTTCAGAATATTTCTCAGATAAGATGGTATTATTTCTAACTCTCTTAATCTCTTCCGCCAAGATGACGATTAAGAGGGTTACTTTTAATATCTGCAATTTATTCATTTATCTCACCTCCTTTAAATCTTTGTAAGTCGAAAGCAAAAAGAATGATGAAAGTTGAATGATGATCGTTAACCCTAATCTTGGTGCTGGTTGCATTTGAAACCCTAGCGCTAGGAATAACACCACTAAGCATGCGAAAAATGTACAAAGTAGATAAAGTGATGTATAAGATAACTTCGCTAAATACTTCATGTCACTTCCTCCTTCCGTTAATCCATTCGATCAAGTTTGCTGTGCTGTAACGTGACGAGATTCCTTCAATATGAACGAACTGAAAATCATCTCGTTTTCTTATTTCATTGAATACTGCAGCGCTACAACCTATAAGATCCATTGCTTCTTCTCTTGAAACTGTTGGATGATATTTCTTTGTCAGTTTGTCCTCAAGCTGTTCTGCGATTGCATCTGTTAAATTATTGATAACTTCTGGTGCAAACATTTAATCACCTCGTTTTGATTTAAAGTGTTCTCCTAAAGTTTCAAAAAAACACTCTGTAAAAAAATCTTTAAATTTTTGAAATGCAATTTCTTTTTGTGGCTGTCTTTTGAAATACTCTTTTTGAATAAATGTAGAACGGATACCATGTGCATCACGAAGAACGTTTAAATTATCGATTGTTTTTAAGTTTCCGATATTAAATATTTGGAAGTCTTTATAATTCTTTTTGTGTAAAAGTAGCTTGCCACGTTCCAATTCAAGAACGATGTATTTTTCATTTACTCCAACTACAATTGCAGGAAAATGATGAATACCTGTACAAAGCACTAACAAATCATCAATTGAATATTTCATCTCTCTCACCTCATATTCTGCGTTCCATTTTGTAACGCTGATTTCTTGTTTTGGATAATTCTTGCGGATTTAAGTGATAGTCAATGATGATTTTGTCGATTAGTGCTTGTGCTTCAAAAATCACATCTTGCGTTTCACTAGCGATACGCCTTACATTCTCAATGTCTTCTTGACTGCAATATTCAGGACGTTTATCAATACGATAGAGATTGAGAACATCAATTACTTCTCGTATTTCATTAAGCATCCTCTCTTTTATACATATACGATGGTCATCAAATACAACTTCTGATGGTGCAGGTGTCGTGTATCCATTCGAAAATTCGTATGACATTTCTTTGATTAGAATCGGATCATCACTTCTTTCGTAACTTGTCATTAAGATTTCAGATGAGATATTACGACGTCCCTTCTCGATATTGCAGATATTAGGCTTTGTAGTTAGAAGCATGTCTGCTACTTGTTCCTGCGTTCTATTAGTACGTTCTCTGTGTCTTTGTATACTTTTGAACATAATTGTTTCTCCTTTTTTAGAACTTACGTTCCGTTATATATTTTTAGAATTTTCTATATATTTGATATAGAAAGGTGGTGATAAAATGCTTAAAGATATAATCATTAATGCTCTTAATGAAAGTAATTCTGTAAGGATAGTTACATCTGTTGAAAAAATTGAATATAAAATTAAACATTTCCTTTCAGAATCTGAAAACTTACTATCATTTGAAACTTCAACCCATACAATTCATTTACTTAAGTCACAAATCGTATCAATCGAAATTTCAGAACCTGGCGGACGTGTTACTAGCTTTAGATAAAGTCATGAGTAGCACTAACCTCAATTAACTTTGCCGTAGCTTCTATAAGTGCAGGATCTTTTGAAGCTACGCATGCTTCTAACAATTCTTTTATCGTTTCAATAAATGGATTATTTTCACTCTCTTGAACTTTTTTGATTTCTGACGGAACGAATTCCATCGTTTCTAGCACCTTGATTCCGTCAGAATCAATTTCAACTTTCACGTACGGATGTTTTTCTTCTTTTAAAATCTTCGAAATCTCCTGAGCTAATTCTTTAATACGATCATTCATTTTTGTTCCTCCTTATAATGTTTAATCAATAATTATCAATATTCTTGCAGGTCCGAGTCCGAAGGTTGTTACTGATGATCTACTATCACCAATTTTTATGTCATAACGATCTTCGACTTCTGCAAAAACTTCTTCGACACCCTTTCTTTTTACTAATTCTTCAACTAGTTCTTTAGTAGTGTATTCATTCATAAAAATCTCCTCCTCTAGTTTTCATCTCGAAAACTTTTTGTCCTTTTATGTTTACGTGGTTATGGTCTATACTTTAGTTACGGTGTTGGTCACACCGTACAATTACATTTGGTCGTGTAATTGATGGTTTATAAGGCTGACTGAGTTTGGTCGCTCAGTCGGTCATTTGTTTGATAACAATTGTTATCATTTGATATAAAAAAAATATCTTCAAAATTTACATCCATAGCATTGCAGATTTCTTTTGCAGTTTTTGCAGAAATACCTTTATTGTTAAATGCTTTATTAATAGTTACATAAGTTAAACCTGTCTTTTTAGACAAATCTTGTTGTGTTAATCCTTTAGATAACATAACAGCAAATAGTTCTTCTTTTGGTTTGATTTTCATCATTAGCACCTCCTTTGATAACTTTTGTAATCTTGCTGTTGTTATCAATATACAACTAAAAATTAACTATTGCAAGCATTATTGTATATTTTATTTATATTTTTTTATCAATAGTTTTATTAATGTTTTATAATGTAAGCAGGTGATAACAAATGGAAGCAAAAAAATTCGGACAATATCTAAAAAAATTAAGATTAGAACAAGGCTACACAATAAGACAAGTAGAAATGAAAACAGGTATATCTAATGCTTACCTATCTCAAATTGAAAACGGTAAAAGAAATATACCTACTGCACAAATTCTTAAAAAATTAGCGCCTGTATATCGTGTTGGAACGACAGAATTATTAACAGCTGCAGGATATTTAGAAAAAGACAGCGATGTTAGTTCAAAAAAACCAGAAACTCTCGTATTTAACCATCTAGAAGGTTTTTCTGATTTAAGCGAAGAAGAACAAAAAAGAATAGAACAATCATTGATAGAGCAAGCTGAATTTTTGATCGCAAAAGCGAAGAAAAATAAATAATTAAATATAAGGGGGATGGATCAAATGAAAAAAATATTATCAAGTGGATTAGCTATCAGTATTCTTTTAGCAGGATGCGGAGAAGAAAGCAGTCAAGAAAATAAAACAACAAGCAAACCTAAAGAAGAAAAATACATAAGTGATGAGAAAATTAAAAAAGAGTTTCAAAAAACAATCGATGTATATTCGAAAGAACTAATGAATATTAAACAATCATCAGAGTCGGGTAATGTACAAGGTATTCTAGCAACTTTTGAAACAAGTGGTAATAAAGTAGAATCTGCAGCTCAAGATTTCAAAAAGTTCTTGGATAATAACAAAGAACCTGTCAAATATGAAAAACCATCTGAAAGCATGGTTAAATTTGGTCAAGTATTAGGTAAGTTTATAAGTTCCACTTCTGAAGTCATCAAAAAGGTTAATGACGGGAAAATGTCCGAAGAAGAAGGAGATAAAAAATTCGAAGAGCTAAACAATGATATGGAAAATCAACTTAAAGATATAGATGATGTCGAATTAAAAGCTTTTATGGACAAAGAAGGAATAAAATATGATTCTCTAGAATTACTAGCAGAAGATGACAATGCTATGGAAGAAAGTACTGATGATAATGAAAATGATGAAGATACTTCTTCGTTAAATCCGTTAGATGATTTCAAATCAAAGAAAAAAACTAATGTTAATAAAGTAATCCAAGCTGGTCCTGCTGAATTAACTATCAACAATTTAGAATTAGGAGAAATTAAGGTTACACCAGATAATGAGTATAATTTTAGTAGTACTAAAGCTGGAGAAAATGCACAAATTGTAATTCTTGATGTCACATTAAAGAATACTGGCAATACACCTGCAGACTATTATGCAGATCAAGCAGAACTTATGACAAGTTCAGGTGAGCAAGTAGAACCAAGTTTTTTAACTGATTCAGATTTGGTTGTTGAAATGAAGGGTCCAGTTAAATCTACTGGTAAAATTGTATATGAACTTAAAGATACTAAAGTTGATGATCTTTCTTCTATTTCATATATAGCTAAGCCTTATTTCGATGATGAAACCGGAGAGAATTTATCAGAAGAACAAATTATTGAATTACATATAAAATAATACTTATATACTAGGAGAGAATAAAAGTGAAAAAATTATTAATTAGTGTATTATCTATAAGTATTCTACTTACAGCTTGTGGACAAGAAGAAAATAAAGAACAAACCAAAAACACAGAAAAATCTTCAGTATCAGAAAACAAACAATCTGATAAAGTAAAAAAGGAAAATGAAAAACAAAAAGAAATAAAGACAAATGAAGAAGCAACTTCAGAAACTCCGACTACTGAAAAACCAACTACCGAAAATCCGACTACTGAGAAACCGACTACTGAGAAACCGGATAAAGCTTCGATAGATAAAAGTAAAATAGGAACTGTTGCACGTTTCCCAGCAGAATTCACTAGACATATAGATGGTGACACGAGTGTATTAAACATAGATGGACAAGACAAAAAAGTTAGATACTTACTAATCGACACTCCTGAAACCAAACATCCAAGAACTGGCGTTCAACCTTTTGGTCCAGAAGCTTCTGCTAGAACTGAAGAATTATTGACTAATGCATCTAAAATTGAAGTAGAATACGATGTTGGAGAAAAAACTGATAAGTATAACAGAGATTTAGCTTACGTATATGCAGACGGACAAATGATTAATGAAATACTTGTTAGAGAAGGATTAGCAAGTGTTAACTATGTCTATCCTCCTAATACAAGATATTTAGATACTCTTAAAAATGCTGAAGCTCAGGCTAAAGCAGAAAAACTTGGTATCTGGTCTTTAGATAGTGCTTTTGAAAGCGATAATAACTCTAGTCAAAACTCAACTAATAACAATCAGCAGAACACTAAGCCTGCCGGAAACAACCAAACATCGAATTTTGTACAACAACAACCTTCTAACGCAGGAGAAAGCTTTGCAAATTGTACTGAATTAAGACAAGTATACCCTGAGGGTGTAGATTCAAATCATCCAGCTTACACCACTAAAATGGATAGAGATGGAGATGGATATGCCTGTGAAATAAATTAATTAACGCTAGCTGACCACTAGTACCCTATTGGTCGGCTATTTTTAGAACGATAAATAGAACATATGTTCTTATTTTTAATAAAAATCAAACATACATTCTAGACTTGGGGGAGATAACATGAGAATTGAAGAACTTGTGAATGATATTACAGCGTATATTATCGAGAGAGTTGAGGATCTTAGTATTGAAGCTCTCGCTCACATTTATAATCTTCATATTGCATATAATCACGAAATGAGCTGCTATATGAAGTTGGACGGATGTGATGTTATATTCATTAAATTCGGAACACCGCAAGATATGTGGTTCAGATTCGCTCACGAACTTGGCCATTATTTTATGCATGTAGGAGTTTCGAAACAAATGCATCCATCGTATAACTACTTGCAGGAAACGGAAGCTGATAAATTCGCCCTACTCTTTATGATGCCTGAACGATTAATCGTTGAATATAACTTATTTACAGTTGAAGCAATCATGGATTATTTTAAAGTATCACAGGAACATGCGACAAAACGTGTAGAGTTATTAATCAACAGATCTAAGACACATAAATTAATTGGTTTAGAAAGGATGTAGACAATGCATATCCAACAACTAGAAGACGGTAAGTATAAGGTTACCTTAGAAGCTCCACGCGACCCCGTAACAGGAAAAAGACAACAGATAACAAGACGTCATAAAAGTAAACGTGAAGCCATCAAAAGAGCTGAAGCAGAATATGATAAACGGATGGCGATGCTCGGGCAATATGGTGCATTAAATAATGGCAGTCCTTCATTTAGACAGGTCGCCGAAAAATTCATGGAAGAATATAAGAAGAAAGAGAAAATAAGTACATATACATCAAGAAAACAAAACCTGGTTAAACTCTATGATTTTTTCGATTATATCGAAATAAAGAAGATAAATCATAAGATGTGTCAGAATGTCATCGATGAGATGATGTTAGGAGAGAAAAGGATATACTCTAAAGCGTACACACAGAGCGTTAAAGGAACGTTAAATCTTATCATGGATTATGCGGTGAAGAATGGAATAATCAGCGTAAACCCTGCTCTAAACTGCAAATACCCTAAACCACTTGTAACTGTGGAAGAATTGGAAAGTACAGAGTTCTTTGAAGAGTCAATCTCTAAAGAAGACACACGTGCTATATTTGAGGAATTTAAGTCAGATCGATATAAATATAAGGATTCCTACGAATTCTTTCTGACAATGTATTATACAGGTATGCGACCAGGTGAAGTCATGGCTTTGAAGATAAAGGACATAGATTTTGAAAAGAATGAAATACGTGTGACAAAGACACTTTTCAATCCTGATGATAAAAAGCGTGGTCACAAACTGATACCACCTAAAAATAACAATAGTCGCATTGTTTCATTTTCTGATACGCTTGCTGTAGAATTAAAGAGTATAATAACAAAACGTAAACAGACTAAAGAAGTTTTCGGTGAACAATATATTGATGAAGATTTTTTATTCTGCGACCATTTCGGCGATCCATACAAATCAGGATTAGTGTATAAACGATTCAGAGTTGCTTGTAAGGCTGTAGGAATTGAAGATAAGAAGTTTCGTCCTCACACATTCAGACATACCCATACTACTAATTTAATCGAAGCTGGAGTATCTCCAAAAGATATTCAGGAGCGATTAGGTCATAAAAGTATTAATACGACATTAGGCATATATGCACATGTCACTAAAAAGTCACGTGCCCAGGTCGTTAAAAAATTTGATGACCACATGGAAAAAGCGTTAAAACTAGATAAAGAAGAGATAGAAAATTGA